TACAAGTAATCCGCGTTGTAAATGAAGCAACAGCAAAAAACGCAAAAGCAAACGCGGCAGCAACCGCAATTTTAATTAGAAACGAAGATCACTATGATGCCTCTTTCTCAAGTGGCGGAACTGCTACCGGCGAATGGGCTGCTAAGTATCCCGGAGCACTGGGTAACTCGTTGAAAGTATCTATAGCTGACGCTAATAGCTTTTCTACATGGACTTATTCTACTAACTTTGATGCTGCCCCCGGTACATCAACTTATGTAAGCGGTCTGGGTGGATCTCACGATGAGCTTCACATTGCAGTTATCGATGAAGATGGATTATTTTCAGGAACAGCAGGGGAAGTAATTGAAAAATTTGCTTTCGCCTCTAAAGCATCCGATGGTAAGAGAGCCGATGGTACTTCTGCATTCTATAAAGATGTGGTAAATACTCAATCAGAATATGTTTACTGGTTGAACCATACTGCCAACGTTACTGCAACGGGCACAGCCTGGGGCAATGCAGCTAATGCATCTCTGTATGCTAACTTGACCTCTAACGTCACTGTATCCTTATCAGGGGGAGTATCAGCCGATAGCCCTTCTGATGGTAACATTACGACAGCATTGGCCTTGTTTGCTAACGATGAAGCATTTGATATTTCTTTGCTTCCATTAGGTGCTGCTTCGTCCACCGTAGTTAACTTCGCCATCTCCAGTGTTGCAGAAGTAAGAAAAGACGTTATCGTTTTTGCTTCTCCTGAACTAGCTGATGTAGTTAATAACGCAGGCTCAGAAGCTACCGATATCGTTGCATTCCGCGAGACTCTTACATCAAGTTCATATGCAGTGCTGGACTCTGGTTACAAGTATCAATACGACCGCTACAATGACGTTTATCGTTACGTACCATTGAATGGTGATACAGCCGGTCTTGCAGTACGCACAGACTTTGTTGCCGATCCATGGTTCTCACCTGCTGGTTTCAACCGCGGTCAAGTTAAAAACGTTGTTAAACTTGCTTACTCACCTGGTAAGACCGATCGGGATACATTGTACAAGAAGGGTATTAACCCCGTTGTTACATTCCCCGGCAATGGTACAGTACTATTCGGTGACAAAACATTGCTGGCTAAGCCTTCAGCCTTCGATCGTATTAACGTTCGTAGATTGTTTATTGTGCTTGAGAAAGCAATTGCTACAGCTGCTAAGTTCCAATTGTTCGAGTTCAACGACCCGTTCACAAGAGCCCAGTTTAGAAACCTTGTTGAGCCGTTCTTGCGTGACGTTCAAGGTCGACGTGGTATTACAGACTTTAAAGTAGTTTGCGATGAGTCTAATAACACAGCTCAAGTTATTGATACCAACAACTTTGTTGCTGATATCTTTATCAAGCCAGCTCGTGCGATTAACTTCATACAGCTCAACTTTATTGCAACTCGCACCGGAATTTCTTTCGAAGAAGTCGGCGCTTAATAAAGGAGAGAATAAATGACAACATTTAACGTAGAACGTTTCAAATCTGCACTAACCAATGGTGGTGCACGTCCTAACCAGTTTGCTGTCCAGATGTCGTTTCCGACATATGTGGCAGGCGGACAACTGGCGGTTGCAAGAGCCCCGTTCTTGATCTCAGTAGCTGAGTTACCTGGTCAAACAGTTAACCCCGCAATCATTCAATATAGAGGTCGCGAGGTAAAATTCGTTGGCGATCGCATCTATGCACCCTTTACTATGACAGTATTGAATGACTCTGAAATGTCTATTCGTACAGCCTTAGAACAATGGATGGGTGGTATGGAGGATTATGCCGGAAAATTTGGCCGCCTCCAACCTTCTGAGTATCAAAGAGATATGCAAGTATTTCAGCTAGATCGTAATGGTAATGCATTAAAATCTTACAGTATTGTAAATGCATTTCCTGTAGACCTGTCTCCTGTAGGATTAGACTTTGGTGCTAATGACCAAATATCTTCTTTTACTGTGACATTCCAATACCAGCATTTTACAGTATCTAATAACCCATTGGGTAGTATTGTAAACTTTGGTGGTATTTTTAATCGTTAATCATTGAAAAATATATAATGGCGCTATCACTATTTGGTTTTACTATTGGTCGAGAAGATAAGCAACCGGATTTAAAAAGTCAATCTTTTATAACTCCGATTTCTGAAGATGGTACCACCACGGTTTCGGCCGGGGGGTATTTCGGCACTTACGTTGATATAGATGCATCAGCTCGCTCGGAGAGTGAGTTGATCTCTCGTTATAGAGACATCTCTACCTATCCAGATGTAGATAATGCGGTAGAAGAAATCGTTACAGAAGCAATTGCCGCTGTAGACAGTGAAGACCCAGTCTATCTAGATTTAGAGAAGCTGGAGCTTTCTGATAGTATAAAGAAAAAAATTCGAGATGAGTTTGACGAGGTTATTTCTTTGTTGGATTTTAAAGACAAGGCACATGACATCTTCAGACGTTGGTACATTGACGGCCGTTTGTACTATCAAAAAGTTATTAACCCTGCTCAACCCAAGCAAGGTATTCAGGAACTAAGATACGTTGATCCTCGTAAAATTAGAAAAGTACGAGAAGTTAAGAAGGATAAGTTACCTTCAGGTGTTGAGGTTATCAAGTCAATAGATGAGTTTTTTATCTATAATGAAAAAGGCTTAAACTACACCGCAGGTACTAATCCTAATAACAACAACGGTATTAAGATTGCAACAGATACTATAACGTTTGTTCCTTCAGGTCTTTTAGATCTAGATAGAAACGTTGTACTGGGTTACCTGAATAAGGCCATCAAGCCTACCAATCAGTTAAAGATGATGGCAGATTCATTGGTTATCTATCGATTGAGTAGAGCACCTGAGAGAAGAATCTTTTATATTGACGTAGGTAATTTACCTAAGTTAAAGGCCGAGCAGTACATGAAGGATATCATGGCCCGGTACCGTAATAAGATCATTTATGACTCTACGACTGGTGAGATCAAAGACGATCGTAAGTTTATGACTATGTTGGAAGATTTCTGGTTACCTAGACGCGAAGGCGGGCGTGGAACAGAGATTACAACATTACCTGGTGGAGAAAACTTAGGTCAGATTGCTGACATTGAGTACTTCCAGAACAAAGTATATCAGTCATTGAATATTCCTTTATCTAGATTCCAACAGAGCTCTGGATTTAATTTCGGTAGACAGGCTGAAATCTCTAATGATGAGATTAAGTTTGCAAAGTTTGTCGGAAGACTGCGTAGAAAATTTAACGCATTGTTTGATGATCTGTTAGAGACTCAATTGGTATTAAAAGGTATTATTACCCCTGAGGACTGGGATGGTATTAAATCAAAGATTGACTACAAGTACGCCCAAGACCAGTATTATCAAGAGATGAAGTTAGCAGAGAACTTGCGTAATAGAGTAGACGTTCTTAACCAGATGGCTCCATATGTTGGCGTCTACTACAGTAAGACTTATATTCGTAAGAATATTCTTAAACTAACTGATGATGAGATTGAGCAAATAGAAAAAGAAAATGAAGCCGAGCCCGTTGAGATTCAGCCAGGTATGCCGGGCTCTGTGCAGGCAGCCGCTTTAAGTCGCGAAACTAACGCCGCTCCAGACCAATAAATAATATATTATAAAGGAGATCATTGTGGATACTACAGAAATTATTAACAAGATGATTGATGATATCATTGATGGAAACAATACAGATGCAAAGGACGGCTTTGAGTCAGCTCTTTCAACTAAATTAACTGATGCAATAGATGCAAGAAAAATTGAGATTGCTCAATCTCTTTACAACCAAGAAGTAGAAGAAGATGAATCTGTTCAATCTGAGGAATAAGTTAGTAGAAAAAACTCTTACCCCTGCTGAAATGAAGAAGCGGGAAGAGGTTGCCATGGCTATAGAAAAAAGTAGCCCTGGTATGCCCATGGGGGTGAAGATGGCTATTGCAACTAAGACTGCTAAGAGGGTAGCGGAAGCTAAGGATCCTCGCGAATACGATTATGAAGGCGATATGGCTAAATCTTATTTAAGAGCTATCATTGCCAATGCGCAAACAGTTCATGATATGTTAGAAGACAATACTAATATGGCTGAATGGGTTCAGAATAAAATTACTTTGAGTGCCGATTATATGAGTACTGTCCGGGATTATATGCAAGCAAATAAAGAAGACTAAAAATGGGAATTACAAAATATATTCTTAAGAATACCAGACGTCAGGCAGCTGTAAAAATTGTCTCTGATGGTCAACTGAGTAATACTATTACATATACAGATATTAAGTATGCAGATCAAACTATCCCTTTAAACACTGCGGGTAATTTGTTTTGGACTATCTCTGATATTGTTTATGATGTTGCAAGTCATGCTAATATTATAAGAAACGGCAACGTAGTATTTACAATGAGTTCGGGACAATCCTCAGTTAATCTATCTAGGGACCTAGGTGTGGTATTAGACGAGCAAGCTCATGCTAACGTTACTGTACATACCGGTTCAGGTAACAGTTCAGTTATTTTAGTATTTACTAAAGGTGCAGGCTTTAATGATCCTGATCGCCAAATTCTAGAAGATAGGGATCGTTAATGAAACTCATTACAGAAATGAATCAGGATGTAAAATTCCTGACAGAAAAAAAAGAAGACGGTACTAAGTCTGTTTACATCGAAGGTATCTTCATGCAGGCAGAAAAACCAAACCGTAATGGACGTATCTATGGTAAAGGTATTATGGAACGAGAAGTTCAAAAATACCAAGAACTTATTAACGAAAAACGATCATTAGGTGAATTAGGACATCCTCCCAACCCTTCTATTAATCTTAACCAGGTATCACATATGATTACTGGTCTTAAGTTTGAAGGTAATGATATTTACGGTAGAGCTAAAATCTTGGATACCCCAATGGGTAAGATTGCTAAAAACTTTATCGAAGAAGGTGTTCGTCTGGGGGTATCTTCTAGAGGTCTAGGATCTGTCAAGCTAAACAAAGAAGGTGTAAATGAAGTTCAAGATGACTTTCATTTAGCCACAGTTGATATTGTTGCTGACCCCTCTGCACCTGATGCCTTCGTACAAGGTATTATGGAGTCGGCAGATTGGATTTTAGAAAATGGTGTTTGGAAAGCAATACAGATTGAACAAGCCCAAAGCACAATTAGGAAGGCATCTAAAGCAGACCTAAATAAAGTGAAATTACAAGTATTTGAACAGTTCTTACGAACTATCAAGTAATTAATTTATATAAATATAAACGTTAAATATACTCTTAGGAGACCAAGGATGTCAGTAGAGAACAAAATCAAGCAATTGCTAGAACGCGCAAGCGGTATTGAGCAATTAGATGAAGCATCAGAGACGGTGGTTGCAGATGGTAAGCCAACTGTAAATACAGCAAAAGATACTTCCAAGGCCGGTCAAGGCTCTGGCCAGGGTGATACATCCATGCCCAGACAAGGCTCATCGAAAGATGCAGACATGGAAGAGGTAATGGACGCTACTGGTAAAAACAGTGCTGCAGCCAAAGCTTCTAAAGAAGTAAATCCTCTGCCCATGAAGGGCGATGCTAAGTCTGTTAAGACTCAGGCAATGGAGGAGACAGATGAAGATGGCGAAACTATTGCTGAAAAAATGCATGATGATGAAAAAGAAGGAATGCATCGTATGCCTGATGGTAAGATGATGAAAAATTCTGACATGAAAAAGAAAATGAAGGAAGATCTAGATTCCATCTTTGGTGAAGATCTATCTGAAGAATTCAGAACAAAAGCTACTTCTATTTTCGAAGCCGCTGTCATTGCTCGTGTTAATAACGAGATGGAGATGGTTACTTCTAGACTGGAAGAGCAAACAGCTACTCAATTGGTAGAGTTCAAAGAAGCTCTTGTTGAGAAGGTTGATGGTTATTTGAACTATGTTGTAGAGCAGTATATGGAAGAGAACGAGTTGGCAATAGAGTCTGGCTTGAGAACTGAGATTGCTGAAGACTTTATCCAAGGCATGAAGACATTGTTCAAAGAGCACTTTATCGAAGTGCCAGAAGAAAAATACGACGTTCTAGATGAATTGCAAGCCAAGTCTGAAAGCTTACAGTCTGAACTAGATGAGTCAATTACACATAGCATTGAGCTTGCCAAGGAATTAAATGCGCTTAAAGCATCAGCAATTCTTGACGAGCAAACAAAAGATCTTGCCGCAACTGAGGCTGAAAAGCTGAAGAAATTAATTGAGGGTGTAGACTTTGATTCAGAGGATCTGTATCGCGAGAAAGTATCTGTCATTAAGGAAAACTATTTCCCCAAGACATCTAAGCAATCTCCAGAGCAGATGCTCGTCGAAGAAAGCGGTACTAATCCTTCCGCATTCATCGATAACAACAGCATGATGTCCAGATACGTTGATACTCTCTCAAGAACTATCAAAACTCGTTAAATTATAAATAAATAACAATTCCCAACAGAAGGAGAACAGGTAATGTACCTATCAGAAAATATTCAAAAGAAGTGGGGTGCCATTCTCGAGCACGCCGATCTTCCTGAGATCAAAGACAACTACAAGAAGACTGTTACAGCCATTCTTTTAGAAAATCAAGAGAAAGCTCTTGCAGAAGAGCGCGGCATGCTGAACGAGTTGGCTCCTGCTAACAGTATCGGCGACGGCACTACTGGTGTTGCCAAGTATGACCCGATCTTGATCGGTCTTGTACGCCGTGCAATGCCTAACTTGATGGCATATGACATCTGCGGCGTTCAGCCAATGACAGGCCCAACAGGCTTGATCTTCGCCATGCGTTCCGTATACGGTAACACACGTATTGTTGGAACAGAAACAGAAGCTTTGTTTAACGAAGCCGATACTGATTTCTCTTCTTCAAGCTTTACATCTGCACTTGCTGCTGATGGTACTCCTAAAAACGGCACACACTCTGGTAACGATCCTACTGCAGGTGGTTACACAACTGGTCGTGGTATGTCTACAGCACAAGCTGAAGCCTTGGGTGATTCTTCATCTAATGCCTTCGGTCAAATGGGCTTCTCAATTGACAAGACTACTGTGACTGCTCAGTCACGTGCTCTGAAAGCTGAATACACTCTTGAACTTGCTCAAGACTTGAAAGCTGTTCACGGTCTGGATGCTGAATCCGAATTGTCTAACATTCTTTCACAAGAAATTATGTTTGAAATTAACCGCGAAGTTGTTCGTACTATCTATACAGTTGCTAAAGCCGGTTCACCTGCTACTGCTACTGCCGGTACATTTAACCTTGACGTTGACTCCAACGGTCGTTGGTCTGTTGAGCGTTTCAAAGGCTTGTTGTTCAACATCGAGCGCGACGCTAACCACATTGGCCAAGACACTCGTCGCGGTAAAGGTAACTTCATTGTTTGCTCTGCTGACGTAGCTTCCGCATTGGCCATGGCCGGTGTGTTGGATTACACTCCTGCATTGTCTACAAACTTGAACGTTGATGACACTGGTAACACATTCGCTGGTGTGTTGAATGGTCGATTCAAAGTTTATGTTGATCCATATTCTGCCAACCTCGGTTCTGCTAACCAGTTCTACGTTGTTGGTTACAAAGGTACTTCACCTTATGACGCAGGTATTTTCTACTGCCCTTACGTTCCATTGCAAATGGTTCGCGCAGTTGATCCTAACAGCTTCCAGCCAAAAATCGGCTT